CTTGTTCAATATCGGAACGGTTTAATGAAGCACTTTGAAGAGATTTCAAAAGGTGCTCGTGCGTCGTCCGCCGCAATTAAGTCCCAAATGGAATCACTTACTGCCAAGCCAATTGGGCTGGAGGCTATGAGTGCTTATTATCGCGAACAGGAAGAGGCTCACAATAAGTTTCTCAAAAGTGCTTCGGATAATATTGCAAAGCAGTTAGCATTGGAAGCTGAATCCTCTGCAGAGCGGCTAAAGCTTGCTGGTATGCGTCGTGCTGAGGAAGAGAAATATACCTCTTGGTGGGCTAAGGAGCTTTCCGCTCGCGATGTTTTAGAACAGAAAGCAATTGCAGACTCCGTTCGCAATTTAAAGTTGCAAGAAGAGGCTGAGCAAAAATCCTACACGAAGCGAATCAAAGATGCAAGCACATTTGCCGCTCAAGCTGTCAATGCAAAACGGGCAGCGGAAGAGGCTTACACAACTTGGTGGCTTGCGGAGCTCAAAAAACGGGATACGGCTGCTGCTGCGGCAAATTTGAAATCCGCCCAACAGCGTTCCGGAATGCAAGCCTTTAACGTAGAGCGTTTGGACCGTAGTCTAATTAAGGGTGCCAACCCTCAATCCGCTTTGTACGCCGCAGATGACGTTGGTAACGCTAATCGTCGAACTGCTTTGCAGACAATGGAAGTTCAAGCTATGCAGCGACAAATGGCAATGGCACAGTTGTTATTGCCATTAGCTCAAGCCCAGCTTGCCTTGGACAAAGAAAGCGAAGCTAGCACACGACGCCATATTCAGGCAAAGGACAGTCTTGTAACCACAAATGACAAGCTTTCCAATGCAACAAGAGGTGCCGGTGATAATCAACGCTACTGGAACACTCAAAGCCGCGAAGCTCATGCGCTTGCAAGAGGTCTTTCCGGATCGTTGGGACAACTGTGGTTAACCTATGGTTCTATCCTTCCATTGTTGACAGGTGCAGCCCTTGGTTCAGCTTTTACAAGTGCTGCTAAGTCTGGTTCAGAGATGGCTTACCAACTTCAGTTTGTTAAATCACTGGGCGGTGAATCCGCAGATGCAATTGCTAAACTAGCGCAGTCCTCGAACGATCTATCCAAAACAAGCCAATATGGTCCAAAGGAAATTGCAAGCGGTTATCGTATTTTAGCGCAAGCAGGTCTTGATGCTACAGAGTCTCTTGCATCTATGCCTAGCGTTCTAAACCTCGCTACAGTAGGTGAGCTTGGGATGGAGCAAGCTGGTCTAGCAATTGTTGGCACACTGAACGCATTTAAGTTAGGGGTTGAACAATCCTCCCATGTTTCGGATTTGTTTGCAAAATCTTCGGCAGCTTCTCAAGCTAGTGTAGAGGACTTAACTCAGTCCATGCGTTACGGTTCTACTGTTGGTACTCAGTATAAACAAAACGTAGAGGAGACAATGGCAGCTTTAGCTCTTTTGGCCAAAGTCAATATTACAGGGACATCTGCAGGTACAGCTTATCGGAACATGTTGAAGGAGATTTATACTCCAACTAAGGAAGTAACTAAAGTCTGGCAAGAACTTGGCATTTCGATGCAAAAGACAATGGTTGGTCCTGATGGTAAGGAAGTACAGAAGGTTAAGAGCTTCGTTGAGATTATTAACGAGCTTCGTGTAAAGATGAACAAGTTGGACGAACCTTCTCAAGTAAAATTGAAGGGTTTCTTAGCGGGTGAGCGTGGATCCAAAGAAATGGTTGCAATGTTGGATCTAACGGAGCAACAGTGGAATGATTTCTACGAGCGTATATCCCTCAAATCTAAGGGTTTTGCTAAGAAGGTTGCTGACGACCTTAATGCTACCTCCAAGGGTCAATGGAAACAAGCTCTTAATACACTAGAAGTGGATTTAACATCTGCTTTTGCAAGGATGGAACCTCAGTTTCTTTCTTTTGCAACAACTCTTCAGGGTATTTTTGAAAGCGAGAAGTTTAAGTCTGCTTTGGATACAATTATTCAAGCTGTTCTTACCGCAGGACAGACATTCTTAGATGTTGCGCCTTATATTTATGAATTAGCAAAGGCTTGGTTGGTACTAAAAGCGGCTCAGGTTGGTGCAAGTATTGGCCAACTTATGCTTGCCGCAGCTAGCGGAGCACAAGCCCTTGCTGCTGGTATGCTTGCCACTAGCGGAGCAATGGGGCCTGTTGCAAGTGGTATGAGTACCGTAGGCCCTCTTGTTGCAGCTTTAGGAGGACCTTTAGCAATTGTTTTAGGTCTTCTTGTTGCAGGAGCGGCCGCTTGGTTAATGTGGGGTCGTAATGCAGAAACGGCCTCCGGTAAGGCAATTAAATCTGCGGAAGACAAACTTAAAGCCCTTCGTGAAACTGCTAAATACGGTGGCGGAGAACTCGGGAAAGAACGTGCGGAACTTGACAAACTTCAAGAAATTTACGACCTTCGTAATCGCACTATGGGTCTGGATCGCAAGCATGTAGATGAGGCCCGTAAAGCTGTAGAAGTTCAGCAACAACTTGTGGATGAAATGGAGAAAGCTCAGAACATTGCAATGACACCTGTCAAAGTCAATATTCCTAAGGTTGAAAATCCTGTAGGTACTGGAAAATGGGATGTTCCAAATAAGGATAAGACTGGTGAAGGACCATCCGGGCGTCTTGGTAAAGATGAAAATGCTTTAGCTAAACTTCAAGCTCAGTTGCAAGCCTCCGAAAAGGAATATGCTGTCATTATGATGACTGGTGAGGCTCAATACAAACTGAATGATGGCTTCCAGAAGGCATATGAGATTCAAAATAAGATTGCTGAACTTGAAGCAATGAGCACTGCGGATTTGAAGGAAAAGGGAATTAAGAATAGACAAGATCAGTTAGCCAACTTTAAGGAACAGTTGAGTGTGGCTAACGAGCTTGGAGCTCAGCTGCAAAGAAATGAATTGCTTAAAGTAGATTCTAAGATGGCAGAGGAAGTTCGTCTAGCTCAACTTTTACCTTTAGCAAGAGAAGAAGAAAACAAGTTTATTACATTTAGAAATGAACTTCTTGGCAAGGGTGTATTGCTTGATTCTAGTCAGACTGAGGAACTTAGAAAGAAGGTTGCTCTTCAGATTCAATTAAATAAAGAGACTTCCGCTAGGGATCAGTTCCTTGCAAATAGCAGTACGCAAAAAATGGCAGATACGAATACCTCCTTAAACGGTCTGAATCAAGCTCAACAGTCTCCCGGTTGGAAAGAAGGGGATACCGCACAAGCTGCTGACTCCATGCTCAAGTCGATGGGATTTGATACAAGTAGAACTCAAACTGCAATTGACGCTCAATTAAATCAAGTGGCTTTAATGTATGAGCAGTTAAAGACAATGAAGGAAAAGAATGCCATTGACCAGCAGACTTTCGATGTCTTAACCACACAAACGCAAATGAAAGAATTTGACATTCGCACTCAGAACCAACAACAGTTCTTTGGACAAATGGCAGTTCTGGCTACAAGTAAGAATAAACAACTAGCTGCAATTGGAAAAGCATCTGCTATCACGCTAGCTGTAATTGATACATATAAATCTGCTACAGGTGCTTACGCATCAATGGCAAGTATTCCTTATGTTGGCCCTGCTTTAGGTGCAGCCGCAGCCGCCGCTGCTATAGCAGCAGGCATGGCTAATGTTGCTGCTATCCGTAGCCAATCCACAGCCTTTGCGACAGGTGGCGGTTTTACTGTGGGAGGCTCAGGTGGTGTGGACAGTCAAATGGTTTCGTTCCGTGCATCCCCAGGCGAGAAGGTTACAGTAGCAACACCAACTCAAGTACGAAAAGGCGACGAGCTTAATAAGAAAAATTCTAATGTATCTGGACAAAATAGTCCAACTAGCATTAAAGTTATTAACGTTGTAGATCCAAACCTACTTCAGGATTATATGTCTAGTCCAGAAGGGGAACGAATTCTTCTTAATACTCTCCAACGCAATTCTGGAGCAGTTCGTAGTCTTGTTAATTCATAAGGTGTTAAAATGGGTTACGCTATTGGAACAATAACCAAAGGTGCTGGTGATGATTGTCATTACCAGATTTTAGGCATTATTAAAACTCTTGCTGAAGCTAACGGGTGGGTAACGCTTCGATATGTTAATACAGGATCTAATTGGGAGTTAATTCTAAAAGGCGAGGGGCTTTCTGGTCTTGATGAGATTTTCGTTGGATTTAAAGCATACCAATCTGTTGGTTTAGATTATTACAATTTAAATTGCGGCACGTTTGTCGGATATGTTCCAGGCAATACATTTGAATTACAACCAGGCGCTCAGTTCACAGCTATTCCTGCTCATAATAATGCAATAACGTATTTTATCACAGCTAACGCTCAGCGGATTGTTGGATGCTTTAAAGTCGGTACTCCAGTGTATGAACATTTTTATGTTGGTAAGTTCTTGCCTTATTTTAGGCCGGGCGAGTATCCTGCTCCATTGGTGTCCGCATCCATGTTATCAAATGAGGCTGCAACTAGGTTTAGTGATACTAACCAATTAATGCCATACATGGGTTATCATGAGAATTTAACATATAACCAACTGTATATTCGCGATCAAGCTGGTAACTGGATTAGACCTTGGGTGTATCCGTTCACAATGTCAAACCAATACGTTCCGAACTTATTAGCTGCACCACAATCTAGCTATGGTACAATGGTGCCCGCAGGCTCAGACTACCAGATCGAACCGCTTATAATTTGTCAAGCAAATAGCGGAGTCACGCCATCCAATATTTTCGGTGAATTTGACGGCGTTTATTTCTGCTCTGGATTTAATAACGGTGTAGAAAATGTAATCCAACAGGGAGGCTCATCTGTTGTTAATCAAAGCGGTATGACTGTTTTGCAAGCTGTTGATGCAATTAAAGCTGTTTCTGGACGAGCATTTATTATGATGCAAAATGTTTATCGCACCACGTGGCGTGATTATGTTGCATTGGAGATGAAGTAATGGCATATTATTCTGGTACGGTTAATAACTTTGACGACTTAAAAACGGCTATTGAAACGAATTGCGTGGCTAATGGTTGGACATTGACAACATCCATTTTATCGAAAAATGGATGTTTCTTTAAACTCACTAGCTCAAATAGTGGTGGATTTAAATTTTTACGTCTAGATGGTGGTACGGGTCAGAGTGGTTCAACGCTTACTGGTGGGACGCCGGGCGGTCATGGTACAATGATTAGCGAATGCAATGGCCACCCAATAACATTTCCAATTAATTACGAGCTTCATATCTTCACCAATCCAGATGAAGTTTACTGTGTTGTTAACTACAATTCAACATATTACCAACAAATGTCCTTTGGAAAATCGGATGTTCCTGGAATTGGTGGAACGGGGGCGTGGTTCACGTCAGCTAAGCAAAGCAATCAAGATATAGTCAATGCATCTGCGTATAACACAAAAGTATTTTTTAATAACCTGTCTGTTGGTTATCTTTCAACTGAAGCATACGAAGGGTTCCACTGTGGCCTCTTTTACGGACAGGATGGTTCGTACTCATCTAGCTTTATTCATGCTAATTTGGACAGTTTAAAATGGCACGGATCTAGTAATTCAGGTGATTTTTTTTCTGGTGCGAGAACAATTTCAGCCCTGCTGCAAATGCAGCCAAACCTATCCAATCAAACAGAGATTTTACTACCGATTAAACCGCTAGCTAGGCGTTCAGCTAATGGATTAACTATTTTAGCCAGTTTGAAAAATGCTCGATATGTTAGAATCGATAATCTATCGCCTGGTGAAATTAAGACTATAGGACCGGATAAGTGGAAGTGCTATCCATTATTTAGGAAAGATACAGCTCAGCGGAATGGCGTAGGTTGGGCTACAGGCGCTACACACAGTGGAACTTTCGGATACGCAATTCGTTATACAGGCCCATAATTAAGGATCGTCATGGCAGCTATACGTGGCACGTTTTTATCAGCTAGCGAAGTGGTTTTCGGTTTCGCTAATAGTTCGCTTTCAAGTGAATTAAACGAATTTACGGCTGTTACATATGATCCAAAACTCTATGATTATGAACAGCATATTTTTGGCGTAACAGACAAATCTAAAATATCTGTTGCAGGCGGTCGCTGGCAAATAAATGGCGCAATCCAGCAATCGTATTTTAATGATTTTTATAACCGAATTCATTTAACACCAAATGAATTAAACCTTGAAAACATTTCTTCATCCCAAACAAGAAATGTTGAATTTTGGAATGCTTATCTAGTTGAAAAAACTGTTGTAAGTATTGTTGAAACAAATACCGATAATATAAGTCTGACGGGAATTCAAGAAACTGATGTTTTAAAGCCTCTTGTTAATAAAATTATCACTATAGAAACTTCAACTGAAGGTTCTATTATAATTGATGCAAACTATTCATTTTTGTTAAACGGAATTGATCCAGTATTGTTGCCAATTACAGGGCGTCGCATTATAAGCTTTAACTATCCATATCAATCACCTTTTGTAGAAGAACTCTCCTGGCTAACTAATGTATTAGTTTCTAATGATGGTACAGAGCAACGAATTCGACTTCGTAAACATCCAAGGGCTTTTATAAAGGCTAACTATCCAATCCCATATAAACATATTCAAAAGGTTGATAATAATCTGTTTGGATGGTTATCTAAACAATGGGCTTGCCCAATCTGGTCAGAGTCGCAATTAGTTGGAAACCTTAATGCTACAAATATTATCAACATACCAACATCTTACGTGGATATTCGAGTTGGTGGATTAATTTATATATATGATTCTAATGATGTTAATGAAACTTCAGAAGTAGAATCTATATATCCGAGTTATATTGTACTAAAGCAACCACTCGTAAATGCATATAACTCTGCATATGTTATGCCCTGTAGAGTTGGAACAATTGTTGGATCACCGAATAAAGAATTTAAAGGGCTTGATTTTATTCTAACGTTAGGTTTTGAATTTTCAGATAACTTATCATTTGGAAACGGTTCCACTCCTACTCAATTCGAAAACGAAGATTTATATGTTGAACGAACTTTAATGGGTGAACAGTTCGAGGACAACTATACAACTAGAGTTGATATTGTAGATTATGAAACTGGAGCAGTAGATAGATTTTCACCTTGGCAAAATATAAAGAAAAAACGTACCCTTAAATATATCATTCAAGGTCTTGAAGAGATTGGCATATTTAAAAAATGGTTGCACCGTCGAGCGGGTCGTCATAGACCATTCTGGATTCCTAGTTTTGAAGACGATGTTTTTGTAACACAGACAACCTTAATTGTTGATAGTGTAATCATTAAGGATAACGATTATTTTGCTTTTTCAAAAAATAGACAACATATAATCATATTCCTAAAAAATGGAAATACAGTTCCCGTTAAAATCTTATCAGCTGTTAAAATTAACGAGACTGAAACACAGTTGCTTCTTAATTCAACTATAAATATAGAACCTTTAGATATAGTTTCAGTATCTTACTTGTCATTAAGAAGATTTGATACAGATAAGGTATCTATAAATTGGCTATCCAATAGAACTATAGTTGCAGATATACCAGTGATTGAGGTTAAACAATGACATATTCCAGTTTTGAATCCTCAGAGTATTTAGCACAACCAATTGAAATATATGAATTCGTTAGAGGAATTATTACATGGCGATTTACAACCGCAGATGAAGATAAAATTGTAAATTCACAAACATACACAAAAATTATTGCGGAAAGAAGTTCGCTTGAACAGACTCAAGAAATGTCTAGAAATCCTATAAATATAAAAATGGATAAAAACGTCAACTTTCTGCAACAATTTAGAACATCCCCACCTTCAGACCCAATTAATTTAATAATTAAAAGATTTCATGAAGGTGATAACGAGGTTGTTACTATATGGATAGGTCGTTTAATAAATGTTCAATTTAAAGAAAGAGAAGCTGAGCTAAGGTGTGAACCAATCTTCACTTCTTTAAAGAGGCCTGTATTACGTCGTCGTTACCAAACAACGTGCCCTCATGTGTTATACGGACCTCAATGTGGTAAATCTGCTGCACTATCTAAAATAGCGGGCTCTGTAAATTCAATCCTCGGAAATAAGATAAATGTCAACAGCGTTGGGTCTTATTCTGATGGATTTTTTTCAGGTGGTTTCGTTGACTGGCAAGTTAATGGTGTTGTTGAACGTCGCTTTATCATTAACCACATTGGTGTAGAATTAACTTTAAATCTTCCGTTTGGAAATATGGGAGTTGGAAGCAATATTTACGTTTATCCAGGGTGTGACCATACTTTGCAAGTTTGTGAAGATAAACATGCAAATAGCGACAATTACGGAGGTCAGCCTTTTTATCCTTCAAAAAACCCATTAACCGGAAGTTTAATCTTTTAAGGTGTTAAGATGGAATGGATTGCATATATCATTATTTTTGTAGTTGCATTAGTCCTAGCTGTAGCTCTTGCACCAAAACCACCTGCTGCTAAAGCAGCAATGTTGGACGATTTTGATATTCCTACAGCAGAACCCGGACGTCCGATTCCAGTTGTTTTTGGAACCTATGTGGTTAAAAGCCCTAACGTTGTTTGGTATGGTGATTTAAAATCTATTCCAATTAAAGGCTAGTATGCGTATTACAATATCTCACGGATGGGAAGCTGGATATTGTTCTAAAGGAATGCGAGATTTTGCAAAAAGATATGGTTTAAATTGGGAAGACTTTTTAAGTGATGGAATTGAAGAATCCGAACTTTTAAAGTTGAATAACCATTTAACTAACAAAATTGTAGAGGTTGCACATGGGCAAGAAAAAGAAACAGATAATAGGTTTTAAATATTATCTTGGTATGCATATGATTGTTTGTCATTCCCCTGTTGATAAAGTTGAAAAATTTATCGTTGGGGACAGAGAAGCTTGGTCTGGTAATGTAACATCCTCTATTGATGTTACTGTAGACGCGCCTAATCTATTTGGAGGAGAAAAAAAAGAAGGTGGTGTGTCTGGTACAGTTTCAATCCTTATGGGGGAACCGACACAACAAAAAAATCCTTATTTGCAAAGTAGAATACAAAGTCTTGTTCCGGCGTTTAGAGGTGTTTTATCGGTTATCTTGAAGCAATGCTATGTTTGTGCAATGTCACCTTACCCGAAGCCTTGGGCGTTTAAGATTAAAAGTATCCCTGCAAAATCTTGGTATCCTGAAAAAGCTGAGATAAATGGCAGTGCAAACCCAATTCACGTCATATATGAGACTTTGACAAATTCGGATTGGGGTATGGGTATTTCAACATCAATGATAAACGATACAAAGTTCAGGCAAGCAGCAGACACTTGCTACAGCGAGAATTTTGGTGTATCTATGATGTTAAGTAGTCAAGATAGCATTGAACGATTTATTTATGAAGTTCTTGGGCATTGTAATGGAATGTTTTTTATAGAACCTTCTACTGGGAAGTTTGCTGTTAAACTTCTACGTGAAGATTATGACCCAAATACACTTCCTGTATTCGATGAAAGTAATATAATTTCTTTGGATTCGTTTGATAGGCCAACTTATGGCGAAATTGTCAACGAAGTTGTTTTAACATATAGACCTCAAGGTAGCATAACCGATGATAGTATTACTGTACAGGACTTAGCTTCCATTCAGGCTCAAGGTGGTATTGTATCGCATAGTGTTACTTACCCAGGCTGCGATAATGCTACCAATGCATCGCGTCTGGCTATGAGAGATTTGCGCCAAAAAAGTACCCCTCTTGCTAGAATTAAAATAAAGGTTAATAGGAAGGGTTGGAATTTAACATTAGGTGAAGTGTTTAAGTTTAAATGGACGGAGCACAATATTGATAATATGATTTGTAGGGTATTATCAATTAATGCAGGTGATATAAAATCTGGTGAAATTATTATTGAAGCAGCGGAAGATATATTTGGACTTCCTTTCACAACTTATACTGGAAATCAGCAAAGCCTTTGGACTGATCCAAATTCCCCACCTTCTCAATATTTGAACCAATTTTATAAAGAAGTATCTTATTTTGAATTAAATGATCTTTTAAATGATGCAGATTTTAATTCAATTGACGCAACTTCTGCATATGTCAAAGGTTACGTTGCAGAAATGCCTCAATACTCTATTGGCTATGAGTTATGGACAGGATCCGCAAATACTACACCTAGTAAGGAGTTTAAAGATTTTGCTCCAGCAACTCCTTTTGCACTGTTATCTGCAAATATAACTGAAATTCAAACATCCGTTACGTTAAACAGTTTTAGCTCTTCTTGTGATCAAGCTATAGTTGGTCAATATTGCTTGGTTGATAATGAATTTGTTCGTTTGGATAGTATTGACTTAAATACAGGTGTTGTAACTATCGGTAGAGGATGTTTAGATACTATTCCAGCGAAGCATAATACCAATTCCAAGTTTCTATTTGCAGAAGTATCCTCTACGTTTGATCAGACGGAATGGTTAGCTAACTCCAGTGTGTTCTGCCGTGCATTAATGCGAACAAGTGATGATATTTTTGAAATAGCGTCTGCTTCCGATAATATGGTTTCGCTAGTTGGTAGATTTAATAAACCATATGCTCCTGGCAAATTCAAAATTAATAATGGATACTATCCAGCTAACATAACAGCAAGAAGCCTCCAAGCTACCTGGAGCCATAGAGATAAAACACAACAACTAGTTAGGCCAATTATTGATACAACTGCAGATAGTATAGGCCCTGAAGTTGGTGTTACTTATAACATCCAATTATTAAAAGCAAGTGATAACTCCATCCTAGAAAGCGCAACAGGTTTAACTGGAACTTCTTATAATTTCAGTTATTTTGGTTCACAAAACGTTAAAGTAAAATTATGGTCCGTAAAGAATGCTCAAAACTCATTTCAAGCACATGAGCATGAATTTGTATTAACAATGAATGCTATAACATCCCTATTGCTTCATTTTAACGGGACAAATGGTTCAACATCCATTGTTGATAGCTCTTCTTTACCTAAATCGTTCTCTGTTGCAAGTGATGCCCAACTAACAACAACAGATCCTAAATTTGGTACAGCTTGTCTTTTACTTGACGGCTCCAGTGATTGGGTACAATGTCCTGGTCATATTGACTTTGTTCTAGGTAGCGTTGATTTTACAATTGAATGTTTTGTTAAGACAACAGACAATAATTTTGCGCTATTTGATTTTCACACAAGCGGTCAAAATGGATGGCAAGTATTTATCACGCCTACTGGTAAATTAAGTTTTTATGCAGCTTCTATCCAACTTATTGTCAGTTCAGCATCTATTAATACCGGAGCATGGGTACATATTGCTGTTACCCGTCAAGGAACAAGTTTAAAACTTTGGATCAATGGCGTACAAGATGGGAGTGTAACAAATAGTACAAATATGAACTATTTGACTTCATTTTTTGCAATCGGTGCTCAAGTTGCGGATCGTAACGCTGCTTACGATATGTCTGGTTCAGTTGATGAAGTTCGTATCCGTAAGGGTGAAGCAATATATACTGCAAACTTTACACCGCCAAGCAATGAGCTTAGTTAATATAGTTGTCGCAATAAAGCAGCGCTAGGCGCGAGCAGCAAATAGGGCTGGCAATGTGGTTATTAGGGAACCGCAAAACCAGCCCTTAAAAGACGCTATTACTTTAATCTATAATACTTTTTCCAACGTGCGTGTTCAAGCTCAATTTGTAGCCGACTTGGTCAAGCATTTCATTAGCCTCTTTGATATACCAGTCGTAATTAATGTCGTTTGGAAATTCTTCGGGAAGATCCATCATTGGTTTAGCACCATCTGAACGTGAAACTTTGTTACCGCTCTTGGCATATACAATTTCACCAACGACATCCTTGGCGTAATACCAACGAATTGCTTTTCCGAGATACTCAATCGTTTCGGGTTTCTGCAAAATACCCTTGGCCACTTCGTAGGCGTCATCTAAATTAAAATTCGCGAGGTTTTCACCATAGTTAGGGTGTCTCCATGTGTTACCCTCAGCTGGACTAAAACCCGCTAAATAAAGGAGCTCTTCCTTTGTACCATGCGCAGGAGGTTGAGTCCTACCCCAAATCTTAACCGCTCCACCATTTACAGTCCGAACGGTTGCGAACTGTTTAATGTCGCGACACTCCCACAAGCTCTGAGCAATGGGCTTACCTGTGGTAAGGAACTCAACTACCGCATCGGAACAAATTTGGTTCTGCGGGTTCTTTTTGAGGTTCATGTCCCCATAGACACCCTTCGTCTTAGCGCCACCCTTTTCCTTGACTGCGATATAGTTATTAACGTCCCGTGAGTAAATTGCCTTGTAACGGACACCTTCTGTCTCAAAATTTGTCTCCTGCTCCCACTGCTTTACAATCGCATTCATTGTGGCTTCAAGGTGCTTCGGACACTTGATAACAATGCCGTCTGTGTTAGCAGAGACAACGGATATACCGGAAAGTTCCAAACGCTCGATAAGCATAAGAAGAGAAAGCTGCCCGGTGACTGTAACTTGGATTAGAAGGTCTGGGGAATAGAGAACAGAATAACAACTTCCAAGCTTACCGAAAGACCCGTTAATTGTAATCTTCAACGAATCGGAAATGGTCTCATACTCCTCCATCTCCTTAATATATTCAACTTTAATGTACTCCCCAAGCCCCTTATCCTCAAGAAGCTTTTTCATTCTTTTAGCCCCTTTCTTAGCAGACAGACGTCTTTCAACGATCTGTCTATAGACAACAAGGAAGTTTGGGCCTAAATGCTGAGGGTACAACCCAAGATTTAGAATAATGAATGGGTAATAGGAACTAACGTCCCGGTCTTCTAGGATGGTATTTGCATCTGCGTAATGAGCTTTTGATTTTTCGGAGCTGTGCAGTCCCCCGATACCCATTCTATAGACCGATTCCCCTATCTTTATTTCAAGCTCAGACAACTCGGGAGGCATACCAACAGCCCCGGATTCCCCGACGACAAAAATTGCATTCTGAACAACGTTTAACGCCCACTGCATAGTGGCGCTGTAATACTTCAAGAAATAGGGAGTTCTATAGCGATACCAAGTTCCAATTTCAATTGTAGGCTTCTGGGGACGAACCCCGTTTAGAGTTCCAACCTCTTGAGCAATAACTGCTTCTGCAATCTGCGCATCCGATTTACTTCTAAGATCAATTCCATACTCCTTTGTCATTGTTTCGCGAAGTTTAATTTCCGAAGACAAGGATTTATAAAGCATTGCGGTATTGGAAAGGTCGTTTAAGCAATACCAACGAGTTATCGCAATTTGATTCTCGTTAAGCCACACATCTGGGTTAAAAGGGAGGTCTTGCATCCTTTGTGTTCCCATGCGCCCACCATACAACTTCAGCGAGCACATGCTAGGGGCAACCTCAATTAAGTCAATGTGGTCAAGTGGGGCCCCGCTCTCCTTTTTTAACTTTTTGACTTTGCAGTTGCGAAGAATCATACTGCCCGGAACATTATTGACAATGATTTCGTTAGTGCAAGTCTTAAGAAAATCTGTCTGGCGGCCAGCTAAAGCAAGGGCGGTTATTGGTAAGTCATAGCTATTTGTGTTGAAGCCAATTGTGCAGAAGTTCTGAAGTACCCAATTGAGTCTAGCTACATCCAGAAGTTCTCCATAGCGAAACTCTGAAAACCAAACACGACCTGTATCAACTGAAGCAAATCCTGCCAAGAAATAATTCTGATAACACTCGATGTCGAATACGAGCCTTTCCTGGTTTAAAAGGGCTTCATACAGTTCGTAATCGTTCATAACATAAACGTTAAATTCTAAAGCCTCTTGAAGATTTGGGAGGTAATCGTCACTTTCCCAAGTGCGAGGTGGAGGTGTCTTTTTTGCTTTTTCTTTTTTAGGGGGCTTTGGAGGTGGCGTATCGTTCCAAAATAAACCGACCATATCAGACCGAGCCATTTGTAACCTCGTAAATATCTAACATCCTGCACTTTGCAAGAAGAATCATATTTTTAGTTCCACTTCCGCCAGGAAAGGCAATTACCAGATCCGGGTTACAGTATTCCAGCATCCATTCATTTCTTATAGACCCTGCTTTAGAACCATAATAATTCCAGTTTGCAGGAACACATAGAGAAGGGACACCTTTGTCAAATGCCCAAATATGGGCCATTCTATCTGCACCGCGAGCGAACCCGTTTATTATACAGAAGTCTTTTGCAAGCCAAGGTTGAACCTGTTGCATGACCTTGTTAAAAAGATCTAAATTGGAAAAGTCCCTACCTCCGCAAATAAGGACTCTCCTTTTCATTATGGTCGCATTCCAACAATGGCACCTCGAAGTCTTTCACCCATAAACGGGCAAGGCTTCGGGTATAATGAGAAATCAATTGTGCTAACCACACCTTTCAGGATTTGGAGCATTTCAATATTGAAGATCCCTTCCTCCTGCATATCTGGGACATAGTATTCTGCCCCTTCGTCTGGAACATGGGAAGTGCTCAAGTATCCACCCTTCATGAAGACCCGCCCTGTCTTATCCACAAACGGTTTAATTTTTTCGAGTCCCATAAATATACGGTCATCCATTGGAAGCATGGATTTGGATTCAATGTTCAGGATCTTATTAATATCTGGCCATTCCGTGCTGAATAATTGGGTGCGTATCCAGCGACCTTCGCTGTAG